AAAATTCTTTTCTGAAAAAATTTCTTCTTGACAAAAGAAGAAAAAAATAGTATAATATTTTCAGTAATAAAAGTGGGATAAAGAAAATCCCCGAGAGAAAAGGAGTTTTATTATGGCTAAGATGTTTTCCGAGAATGCACAGGCAGTTCTAACCTTCCTCCAGGCTCACCAGGGCGAGGATGTTACCTCCAAGGATATTGCCGCCAACTTTGGTATGGCAAATAACTCTGTGACTGGTATCCTCAACGGCCTTCAGCGCAAGGGCCTCGTTGTTCGTGAGGTTGTAGAGGGCCAGAAGGACAAGCTCATTCGTCTGACCGACGAAGGTGTAGCTGCTGACCCTGATGCCGATAAGCAGTAATCATTAGTCTTACAACTGAATAATGAGATAAAAGGAAAGGCGGAGTAAGAGTTATTACATAAATACCTTACTCCGCTATTTTTTTATATGAGTTTTCTCTCTATTCTAATTATTTTATGCCTTGCGGTAGTTATATTTTATTTAGGAAGTAAGTATAAGGAGCAGCAAGAACAAATAGCTGAAATAGGAGTATATTCCTCAGAAGTAGAACGACTGCAAGAAGAGAAAAAACAATTAGAATTACAAAAAAATGATTTGCAAGCAAAGAAAGATACTCTTGAAAAAGAGTTTCAAAAAACAGCCCAAGAAAAAGAAAAATATGTTCATTCTATTTTTGAGCTAAAAGAAGATAATGCCCGCCAAGAGACACAGCAACAGATGTTATTCACTCAAATTAGTAGAGAAGAACAACGTTTGGAATCTGCTCGTGCTATGGCAGATGCAGAATACCAAGCCCGCAAGATGGACTTGGATGCTCAATATGAAAAAGATTCTGCTAAAATTGAAGAGAAAATAAATAATCTAAAAGCAGAGCTTGATTCTTGGAAAGAGACTCGACGTGTAGCAATAGAAGCTGCACAAAGAGAAAAGAATATCCAAGAGAACAAAGACTTTTATTGCATTCAATTACCGATAGAACAACAGGGTGATATAAACATACTACGAAATATCGCTTCTAAAATTAGCAAACCTCGTGCTATTTATATGGTAATTTGGACTGCATATTATTCTCCAATAGCAAAGAAGAAAATACCAAAGATTTTAGGTAAAGAAACTACTTGCGGGATTTACAAAATTACTAATCAAGAAACTGGCGAATGTTATATCGGTCAAGCTATAGATATGAAGCGTCGGTGGACAGACCATATGAAAGCAATGCTTGGAATTGATGCGCCCGCAGGTAATAAGCTATATGCCGCAGCTAAAGAATATGGATTAGATGTTTTCTCTTTTGAGCTCTTGGAAGAATGTACTCAAAAAGAATTGAATGAAAAAGAAAAGTATTATATTAGTCTATATAGTTCTGATACTCTTGGATATAATGGAAACAAAGGGGTAGGATAAAATGGTAGATTTTGATTTGAAACTTATTGAAGGATGGGGCCCCGCAATCTGGGGTATGCGGCATCCACTCCAATCTTACGATAAATCTGATAGTGGATATATCGGAGAACAAGAAGATTTTTTTATGGGCGAAGCTGATTATGATTTAGCTAAACGTCTTTGTATGGCTGGTAGTGATGAACACGCCAAGTTCCTACGAATGATTCAGGTATGGGTAGATGTTACAGCTCCAGTTTTCTTCTTCTCGGAGTTTGATACCTACAAAGTCGGAACTACAGCTAATAGTCAATCTACTATGCACACCCTATCTAAAACTGGTGTTACAGAACCGGATATTCAAATTCCTTGGGGAGTAGACCAAGATATAGATATGGTTATGGTCAACTACATTGACGCAATCAACAATTTAGTAAATTATCGTTACAAGAATTGTGAAGATAAAGAGCTGAAAAAGAAGTATTTTGAATACCTAAAGGGTATGCTTCCTTCAGGATGGAGACAGACTCGTATGGTAAATCTAAATTATCAAGTTCTTCGCACTATGTACCGTCAGCGTAAGAATCATCGTTTGAGCGGCTGGTCTGAAGATTTTGTCAATTTTGTTCATACTTTACCTTTCAGTGAATTTATCACGGGGGAATGGCCCGAAGAAAAAACCTTGACAGAAGAATAAAAAATATAGTATAATATAATTGTAAGAAAAAGAGATTACTGAGAGAAAGAGGGATATTTTGAAGACTAACTGGGATAATAAGGTTTTTATTGAAGGTTATGTTTATAATTTCAATCTCTTTGAAAATGTAACAGGTCCAGACTCACAGAATCCTGGTCAGGATTATATCAATGGACAGGTGAATATTGTTACCGATGAAGATGGTATCAATATTGTTTCTGTGCGTTACGCTTTTGTGACCCCAACTTGGAAGAGCGGCAAGGAGAACGAGACTTATACGATTCTAAAGTCTCTTATTGATGGCGCTCCAACTTGGGAAAAGGATGGTAAGGATAAGGCCACCAAGCTCCGCATTCAGGGTGATGTTAGCGTGAATGACTTTATGGGGCGCGATGGTAATATGGTTGAAACCAAGGAAGTTCGTGGTGGGTTTACTCATTATGCGAATGATGGTTTCCGTGATAAGCGTAGTAACTTTGAGACTGATATGATGATTACTAATGCATCTGTCGTTGAGGTTGAAGACGGCGATGATTATATGAATCTTCGTGGGTATGTATTCAATTATCGTCAGGACCTCATTCCGGTTACTTATACGCTAACTAATCCTGATGGTATCAAGTATTTTGAGGGACTTGATATCAACGACAAGAATCCTTACATCGTATTTGTGTGGGGACGTATTGTTTCTGCAACTCAGCGTATCGCACACGAGGTTGAAAGTGCTTGGGGCGCTCCGCAGGTCGAGTATACAACTCGAACTCTCCGTCAGTGGGTAATTGACGGTTGTGCTCCTGAGTCTTATCCGTTCGATGATGAGACTACCATCACCGTGGCTGAGTATAAGGAAGCTCTCCAGAAGCGTGAAGAGCAGAAGGCCGCGGCGAAGGCTCGCGCAGAAAAGCGCAATAATTCTAAGAGTGGTCAGTCTGGATTCCCTGCGTCGGGAATGGCTGCTCCTTTTGATGGGGGAACTGTAACTCCTCCAACCGCCGCTTCTCCTACGGCTGGAACTAACTACAAGTTCTAAGATAAAGTAAAGGGGAGTAGTATTTACTCCCCTTTCTTATCCTATTGTATCTTTTAGAAAAGGAGAAGAAAATGGCTATTGATATTTTTTCTATCAAACCCCACGAGGTAAGCCGCGATTTGCGCGGGTATACAATGCTCTTTTATGGTCAGCCAAAGACCGGAAAGACAACTATCGCTTCAAAGTTTGAGAAGAATCTACTTCTCGCGTTTGAGACTGGTTATCTCGCTATTCCAGGCATTATGGCTCAGCCCATCAATTCTTGGAGTGAGTTCAAGCAGGTTCTTCGTCAGCTAAAGGACGACCGTGCGCGAGAGCAATTCCTCAACATTACTCTGGATACTGTAGATATTGCTTACGACCTCTGTGAGAAGTATATTTGCAGCCAGAATGGCGTGTCTAAAATCAATGAGATTCCATATGGTCAGGGATGGGCTATGGCTTCAAAGGAGTTTGATGAAGCCATCCGCAGCATTCCGCAGATGGGATACGGTCTTATTATGATTAGTCACGCTCAAGATAAGACATTTACAGATGAAAATGGTAAAGAGTATGACCAGATTGTGCCAACACTTGCTAACCGTCCGCGTAATATCGTAGACCGTGCGGCAGACATTATCGGTTATGCGCATCCATTCCTGAATGAAGAGACAGGTGAGGTTCAGACTATTCTGTATCTGCGTGGAACCCCTCGTTTCGTCGCTGGTTCTCGTTTCAAGTATACACCCGATTCTATTCCATTCAATTATCAGTCACTTGTAGATGCTATTGGTGATGCTATTGATAAGCAGGCCCAAGAGACAAATGGTCAGTTTATTACTGATGCTCCTGCGACTGCTCGTCAGCCAGAGCCAGAGCTGAATTTTGATGACCTAATGAATCAGTTCAATACGCTTGTCAGTAAGCTACAGGAAGCAACTGGTAGTACCTTCGGTACTAACTGGGCTCCTCGTATCGTTGAGATTACAGACAAGTATCTTGGCAAGGGTAAGAAGGTATCTGAAATGACTCGTGATCAGGTTGAGCAGCTTGTCCTAATTGTTGACGAGCTAACGGAAGCTGTTGGTA